CTGATCCCTCATCAGACGGGTCCTAGACTGAGCTCGGGTAGAGTTTCTACCCACCGCGGGTCCACTGCTGAGATATGCCCGGATCCTCGATAGGATCGAACGGGTTATTAGGTGTCAAGGAGTACGAGGTTCTCTCCTTTGGATCAAGGTCCGAAGGCAGACCTATCTCCAGTACCTTTCAACTCGTCCGCTCTCTGACGAGGAGTCACGTCTCCGGAGGAAACTGACTCGTGTCTGGGGATACCGAGGAGCAGCAATTCTGCTGAAAAGGAGTCCACCGGTTATCCGGATGGTACTCACAGCACTAAGTGCACTCCGGTCGTTCCACCTTCCCGTTAAGGTGGATGTGTCCCAGATCACGAATCCGTCTTCATCGACAGATTTTGGCTCCTGGAAGAAGTGGATTGGACCTTTTTGGTCCGATCTTTACAGATTCCGAGGTGTCTCTTCAGTATCTACTCCCCAGTGGAGTGACAGTCACTTCACCCTCAAGGCAGGCCCCACCTCGGGGCCGGCGATCCTTCGGTCTCTTGTTGATCTGGGCAATCTGCCCGTTTCTCTAATTGACCATCTAAAGGTCCTTGGGGGTCAGGAGTTCAGTCTTTCGATTGACCGCCTGCTGGAGGGTCTTCCTACTCTCCGTGAACTTGAACTAGACCTTATCCTCGCAAGAGGAGGGGAAGTTGGTTGTTTCCGGAAGATTACGGGGATTCCTGATCTGGAGGGGAAGACTCGGGTGATTGCGATCCTGGACTATTGGTCCCAGGACGTTCTCGCCCCTCTCCACCACCTCCTTTTTAGGATTCTCCGGAGGATCCCTCAGGATATGACTTTCACCCAGGGATCCTTTAAGGACCATGTGAGTCAGTGGGGAAGGGTTAAACTCTTCTCCATTGATCTCTCAAGTGCTACTGATCGGTTTCCAATCGATCTTATCGCTGACGTCCTTCAGGGGAGTCTCCCTGCTGATTATGTGAAATCGTGACGGGAGGTCATGGTTGGGTATCCCTTCATGGGCCCGTCGGGTTCTGAAATTCAGTACTCTGTTGGGAATCCCATGGGGGCCTACTCATCCTGGTCCTCTTTTGCACTCTCCCACCATTTCGTGATGTACTGGTGCTGCCAAGAGCTTAATATCTCCTGGCTTCGCGCCCGCTACGTCATTCTTGGTGATGATGTGCTGATCGGCGACGCACGTCTAGCAGAGATTTACAAGACCAAGATTAAGTCCCTTGGCGTAGAGATTGCCCCTCAGAAGACCTACGAATCCTTTCGGATTTGTGAGTTCGCTAAGAGGTTCCTCTATGAGGGTGAGGAGGTTACTCCTTTCCCAGTTTCCGCCGTGATCGACAATATGGGGGACGTTAGTCTCCTCACTAGTGCCATCATGGGGGAATCGCGCAAGGGTTATATCCCTCGGTCTGGAATCCCTGGTTGTGTTGAGAGCCTA